AGGATTATCTTCATAATATTTTAAAAGCTTGTATATTGCTCCATTACAGAATAACACATGACAATCCATTGATATACAATATTTACTATTAGACTGTCTGAATATTTCATTTCTAATAGCTGTACTTGTTTTTAACTCGTATGGTATATACCTACCATTTTTTATATGTTTAAAAAAATCTTTGTTACATTTACCATGTTGAGATTTAGGATTATTATCTATTAATAAAATCTCTACTTGGTCTGTATTGCATATGGGATGATACATTCTTAACGCTTGAACGGAGAAATATACCCCATCGTAATCGTCGTATGTAGCCATTCCTATTGTTAATTTTTTCATGTCTTACCCCGGAGCCTCATAAAATCCTATGTCAAAACCTTCCCTACTGCAATTAGCAATAGTCTTTTCCATTCCGTGTTGCTTGAGGTATTTCTCTATAAATATACACATATTTTCGCCGCTGTCACCCCAATCGTTCTTACAGTAGTGGCATAATTTTGTACATTTCCAGTTACTTCTGTCACCAGAAATGGGCCTTGGGGTGTTATTTTGTTGAATTTCCTGAAATCTACCCTTTAGCATCTCTAAGAATTTTGTTTGATCTGTATTGTCAAAGCACATAGAAAATGGACCACCATCTTTTATGAAGAATATTGACATAATAGCTTGTTTGTATTGGGGAAATAGCTTAGATATAGCATAATTATATAGCAATAATTGAGGATCTGAACATAGCTTTTCGTATGTCTTTTCTTCTCCCGTAGCCCAATCAAGTCTTCTACCCGTTTTCCAATCAATAACTTCTATAGTGTCATCGTCTGTCTGCGTCACCAAGTCTATTGTTCCCTTAATAGCTAGTTGACCCTCTACCTCTCTACCATCAGGCATTTTATACTTAAATTTAGCCCAATCCTCTTCTATAGGTATATCAAAATGAGGTTCTGGAGCAACTATGTTTCTTTTTCTAGGGTCAAATTGACCATCATTAAAATCTAAGGTATGCCACACCAATTGTCTGCAAGTTTGTTTATCAGACTTGTACCATTTATGTACTGATGTTTGTAAGTAAAAATCATAGCTAAGGTCTAGTAGATTATTTACTAGTTCCTCATCATTTAATTTAGACCTATCCCAAGATACTTTTTTGAGAGCATCGTCTTCTATTTTTAATTTTTTTACTCTTCCACTAGCATCTTGGTCAGCTTTTTTGAATTGAGCTAAACACTCCATTACTTTGTGAACAATAGTACCTAACTCTGCTTTTTTACCACTAATAGATTGATGCCCTAAAACATAAGTTATAAAATATTGCATCTGGCAGTATGCATAGTTATTATAACTAGAAGATCTTATATAAGTAACTAGCATATTATTTTCTCCATAGATGTTCTATTTTGATTAAATTAGTTTTTAATTCGTCTAGATTCTTGTCATGATTATTTACTACGTAGTCAAAATTATCCCAGCTAAATCCCGTGGGATCTAATGCTTGTTCGCATTGGTGGGATGATTCAGCTATGTCTCTTGTTAAGCGTACTACTACTCCACCAGCATCGTGAATTGCACTAACTTCGTTTGGAAATCTAACGTCAGGTATAATTTCTACTTCGCTATTTTCTTTTTTAATCATTTTTAGCGTGTAGTCAACCCAGATTGTATCCTTAATCTTTCTCATAACGTCTGTGCCAAGATATTGCAGAAACTCTCTAGATGTCATTCCGTATGCAGTATCTGTATTCTTATCTTCATCAGTTCCATATACTTGGCTTGGGTGCAAGTCAAACAGTTCTACAGCCATCATCTTGAGGGGATCTGCAAAATGATACAGCTTAGTGTAAGGCCACATTTCACGCTCTGCATAGTCTACAAAATCAATGTCTTTTCTGGTAACATCAAATACTCCCCAGCCTTTATTGCCATCTGTACCAGTTGTTTCTACTAACAACTCTCCATTATCTGTTAGATCAAAACCAAACACCATCTTTTGATCCAACAAAATTTGACCAGTAATAAAATTAGCCGTAGTGTTCTTGCCAGATTGTTTTTTGCCAGATATTCCTATAATCTTAGACATTAGTAAGTACCTTTCATGTTAAATAATATATCTTTCTTTATATTTGCTACTGTCATGTCTCCAATGTCCTTGTCTTTTAGGTTTGGAAACGTCAATTTAAACATCCTGCCTAGCTGTCTTTGTATTTGTATTCTAGCTTCTCTTCCTGCCTGATCATTATCAGTTATAATAATTAAGTGGGTTACTGGCATTCTTTTTAATTTTATTTGCTGTTGCTCTGTTATCGTTCTACCAAGCATACCAACAGCGTTTTTTACTCCTGCTTCATACATTCTCCACACATCGCCTTGACCCTCTAGAATATACAAGCAATTAGTTTCTGATGCTGTTTTTACTGCTCTATGGTAGTTGTAAAAGTATTGCCTCTTATTAAAACCTTGAGGATAAAAAATAAATTTAGGAGTAATATATTCTTTTACCGATCTTCCTATCATTCCAACAACATGTTTTCCGTTATCATTATGAATTGGTATAACAGCTCTACCCTTCATGTGACATTTTTCACCACAGTCTCCAATCTGAAAATACTTTAGAGTCTTTTTGTTGAATCCCCTGCCATAGAAATAATTTGAGGGACACTCACTCTTAAATACTTCTGTGACATATTTTTCCTCTGGTAGTTTTGATTTCTTTTGCAATGTTTTGACTAGTTCGCAAAAGTCATCTTCAGGAGTTTCTACAGTTTTATTATTAGACCCTTTATATTTAGACCTGTCTATATTTAATGCCTCACAAGCCCATTTTAGAGCGTCTTTGAACTCCATACGCCTACCTTCTTGGGCAGACAACGCTCCTGTTATTAAGCCAAATATATCATTACCGCATTCGCACTGACAGTCCCTAGTCCAACACTTCCATATTCCTTTTTCTATTGAGAAAGAAAATGCTGTTGGGTTATCGCTACCTTCGTGAACGGGACATGGCGAGTATATATTTCCATTATGCGACTCGCATTCCATGCCTAACTTCTCAAAGATTAGTTCTGCATTTTCATTCAGTGTTTTCTTTATTTTCTTTAAATCCATCTGCTATCTTTTCTATATCCTTATTATTAACTAATCCTGTGTCTCCTATAGGAGCGTTCTTAAGTTCATTTCTAGATTGTAATTCTATCAATTTAGCATGTGCGCCTTGCATTTGCATATTAATATAATCACCATCGTCCATACCAGCCCCATGTCGTGACACAATTGGCACTAGTTTTCTATTACCAGCATTTGGACCATCTTCAGCTATTTCTTCAGCGGATTTAGTCTTAAAAATAGTAAAAGAAGTACAAAGCCATATGAGCCTGTCTGAACCACTAACAGCGTCTGTACTTTCTTTCGTAATTCCGTCACGATTTAATTGCACAAAGGATAGACATGGTATGTCTAGTTTAACACATAAATTATGAAGTGAGGTAATCTGGAATCCCAATGCTTGAAATTCTTGTATATTGTTTGTAATTGAAGTAGAAGACATGAGTTTAAGATAGTCATAGATTATTAAACAATCATTTGTCTTTCCTGAGTCATCTACTTTAACCTCTTGGACAATCCAGCGACGAATATGATTCAATATGTTTTCAAAAGGCTTTCCAGCGACACTAATGTAGCTATATGGTATAGATTCTAATTTCGCTACAGCTTCTTCTACCTTTTCTTGTTTGTTTGGGTCTTCAGCAAACTTACCAGTTGCAACCTCATTAATTGGTACTCCGCTTATGTTTGCAATAAGTCTATTTATATGATCTTCCTTAGACATTTCTGTGTCTAATACTAAGACAGGTGTTCCATCGGAGGATACATTGAGGGCAACATTGTCAGCAAATACCGACTTGCCAACTTTTGGTCTTGCAGAAACAAGATCAACGCATTTTCGTCGAAGACCGCCACCAATGGCTTGGTCGTATCGCGTGAATCCCGTGGGTATACCAATGATATCGCACTGGTTTTCTTCGAGAAATTTGACATAATCTTCTACCCCTTCTCCAATGTGTTCTGGATTTTCACCACCATCATCTTCACGTAAGAAGTCTGTAACTGGATCTTCTAGTTTTTGTACAATCTCGTTGATTGTTTCAGTACCAACAACTGTGTCCATATCCTTATGAACTTTAGATGTAAGCACCTTAATCTTCCTAGCAAATTCAAACTTCTTTAGCTGTATGGCGAAAGAAAATATATTCTGTTCTGAAACGGGAAAGTCATACAAAGATTGTATGTATGTTAGCTCTTGTTTAGTAGATAATTGTTCAGTAAAACCTAATGACTGAGCAGCACTCATTAAAGATGGTATATCAGGCTTTTGTTCTTGCGATATAATTGTTTCTACGCACCTGAAAATCATTTTATTATTATGATTAACAAATGAGTCACAGGATATCAAGTCTGATATTCTGACATAAGCATCTACCCCATGCTGTAACAAACCAGCAAGAACAGCTCTTTCTGATCCAACGTCTAAAAGTTTGGTTTCCATATTACCCTATGCACCTGTCACACCTATAGTATTCTCCATATAAAAGCTCTGCATTTACTTTCTTTTTCTTGCCACACACATGGCATACTACTTGCTTCATTACAGGAGGTTTTCTATTTCTAGGTGTAACTTTTACATTTGGCGTGGTTACGTCAGAATGTTCACTAGTATCATCAACAAATTTATTTTCTCTAGCTTTAACTGGTAGCCTTCTCTTATCTGTACCTAGTCTTGGCTGATTATCTTTATGCATTGTGAAGTCGCCGTCAACAGCTTCTGAAATAGGTTCTTCGTGTTGCCACCTCGATTCTACTTCTGGCTTAAAATCATCACCAGTAAGCGCTTTTAGCAATGCTGCTCTTTGCTCATCTGATAAAGTTTGTACAAAATCATTCATACTCATGATCGTTTCCCTTTCTCTAATAGTATATCTGCTTTACGTCTTAAATCTTTTGCCTTATTTTCCAATGATTGTACTCTTGATAATGCTATTTCTCTATAGTGATCTACAACCCTAGCGTATTCATCGTTAATTACAATCATATTTCTTTTTGTTTCATACTTCATATAGCTGTCAAATTGGTGGTAATTTTTTGCTACCATTTTATCAAGCTTATCATTGCACCAATCTAGAGCAATCTTTTGCATATTAAATTCATCTTGAACATGCGAAGAGTAGGCGTATAATAGGTATGCAAATTCAAAAGTCTCATCTTTAGTCAAAGCTCTTAAGAGCGCAGAGTCAGCATCAGCTGCCGTAGCCCATTCTTCATTAAACTTCTTATGGAATCTAGCATGACTAGCGTTTAGGAAGTCATCTATCATTACCTTCAATTCAGCTAGCTGTTCATTCGCCGTTTTCAATTTGATCTCTCCATTGCTCGTCTGTATCAGAGTGCTTCAATACTATTATATCAATTTTATTCAATTCGCACCATGCTATTTTATCTTCATCTTTTGCTTTTGCAATAGCAAAATCTGCTTTATTCTTATGAAAAAAGGGAGTATACTCATAGTGCTGTTGACCATGAACTTCTATAGCCAGCATAATTTGTGGTATATAAAAATCTAAATATAGTACGCCCTTCCTGTGTGATGGCGTACTTCCCGGCAATTTAACTTCTTCAAGTATTCTATAACTATGGTAGATAGTCTTCAAGAGTTTTCTTGCGCGAACGTGGAACTTTGATCTCTTCCGCTTGTCGTTTGCGTCTACTGAATAGCTTGTTAAATTCCAAGCGTACTCTCTCCCATTTATACCAATAACTTTCATTCAATATTCCTATCACAAGTTTAGCCAGAATAACTCCAGCAGCAATTTCAAATATATTAATTATACTCATTTTTTAACTTCCCTGCTACCCCTAGTGTTTTTAGGCACATAGGGGCAGTTTTTACATCCACTGCCACAACAAACGCCTCTGCTTAGTAAATATTCTTTACTGAGAGGTTTTGTCATTTACATTCCTATATTCTTCGTCAGTCCACATTTTATAAACTAAATAGAAGTCTCTTGGCTTCCATTGTTGTACCTTTTCCATCTCTGACACTTCTCCCCGTGGTATAGAGAGAAGCATCATAATATATGAAAGGCACAATAAAGCAATAATTATATTACTAGTTTTAATCAATGCTTCCTACTTCTCCACCAGCACGGGTAATAGCA